CTATAAAGTGGATGGAATGTGGATGCCTCCTTTCAATGGATTAAGTAAGGTTGCATCGTTCAGGTAGTCCGGCGCTAGGTGCGCATAGGTCATGGTTTGCATAATATTCGCGTGTCCCATGATGCGCTGCAATGTGATGATGTTGCCGCCGTTAATCATGAAGTGAGCGGCAAACGTATGCCTTAAAACGTGGACACCCTGACCTTTTGGTAAGTCCGGCTTCACGCTGCGCAGAGTTTTTAGGTAATCGACATAATCAACGTTAAAAAGCCTGCCTGATGATTTGGTCTTTACCTCTTTCATTACCGCCGATGAGATCGGTATAGTTCGCTTCTTCCCGTTCTTCGTCTCCATGAAAGTAACTCGCTCATTCATTATGTGTTCAGCTTTCAAGTTTGAGGCTTCGCCCCATCGTCCGCCGGTGCTTAGGCACAATATCGTAAGCCGCAAGGCGTCACCGTCGAGCGCATTAAGTAGCGCCGTTATTTCGGTTTCATCCAGATATCTCACATCAACAGATTGCTCTTTTAGTGACTTGATCACCCTCATGGGATGTGAAGCATGGAACTCGCCAACTTCTATTAGCGCGCTAAACATTCCACTTAACACGGTAATGTCGCGGTTAATGGTTGAAGCCTTAACACCCTGGTGAAGCCGTTCAGAGCGGTATTCCAAAAGGAATTTTTTGTTGATTCTAAAAACCATTGGGTCGCACATTTCGCGAACAATTCTAAGAAGCGCACCTCGGCGTTTTTCGCCGTACTTCAAATTTCGCCCTTTATACATCCACCAGGGTTCAAGTAGTTCCGATAACCTTCGATGGTCGGTTGGCTTATCCAGCCAATCCTTGTCGTGCATGTGCGTTATTACATATCGTTCAAAAGCGACCGCATCCGCTTTCTTGTCAAAAATCCGCTGCACCCTACGTCCTGTAGTACCGCGCGGCCTAATATCCACTTTATAGCGTCCACCTTCGAGCGACTTAATAGACATAGTCATACTCTCCGATGAAGATTTCATTTTGGAACGATGTTTCAAAAACAAATAGTTTATAAATACTTAACCAATCTTTTTCTCTGATAGGGAAGATTTTGTTTCGTCTTGCCCATAGTGTGCGAGGGCCGGCGCAATTTGACCGGATTCAGGCGCGATTTTTCCAGTCATAAACCATAAGGCGTATTTCTCAAATCTTGGATGACTGAGTATTTTCATAATTACGTCAGTCCGAGGTATGGCTTCTCCTGTTTCATATCTCCATAAGGCATTACTAGGAATCCCAAACATTTCAGCAGCTTCCGGCCTACTTGTTATACGTTCACTTTCTCTCATGATTTTTAATTTTTCACTTATTTCCATCTGCATATTGCTTTTCTCAATTATGTGATTCATTATTTGTATCGAAAACGCCTTTTTGGTGTATTGATACCCACTGACACCCCAATATGGGAAATAAGAGGTTAACATGACAGAACTGCAACTCGAACACCTATTCAAGATTCCTGACGGGATCACCGCTTCTGAATTTTCCCGCCGTACTGGCAAAACCGAATCATCCGTTCGCCACATGATGGACAGACGCCTTCTGCCAATGGTCACAGAACGTGAATTGATTGGCCCGGATGGCAGCGCCCGCCGCATTCTTATTTTGTGGAATGAGTGGTTGGAAATGGTGCATTTGGCCGCAGGCAGTCGCCCTATTGAAGCGCACGGCTGGAAAGATAGTTGGATTGAAAAGGCCAAAAAATTATCTGCAAATATGGGGATGCCGGCCAGCAATCAGAGCGCAACGGCATGATTTCCCCACTGCCTTGCGGCCCGATGTACACACTGACTGTTATCAGTGATCACACCAGTGCTTACCGTGGTTTTTCAATTACCAGATTGAAGCGCAACAAAAGAAACCCAATCACCCGCTACCACGTTCGCCAGGGTGATGAGTCCTACGGCAAGTTCGACGCCCAGGCGCAGGCAACCGAATACATTGATCAGTTGTATAAAATGAGGGGATAAAGCCCTCTCTCAAATAACAGATTTGCGAAAGGGTTTTATCTGACAAGGGAAATGAAATGCAAATTTTTGCGACGGTACTAATCAATAACACCATGACTATTTCGACAGATACAACAGAGGATTTTTGGTTAGAGATATCTTCTACTGTCGGTTGGATTAAGTTTGAAAAATTAAATAATGAGGACTGTTTTACCCCTCAGGGAGCACAGTTTTTAGCCACTGAATTACGTCCGGCGTCCGAGCAAGCCCCGCATCTAGTAATTTCAGCACGATGTGTTTTGTGGAGTCGTCGCCAAGCGATTTTAGCCGATCAAGTAATTTCTTCTTATCAGCAGGCGACGCTGATGATGCCTTAATAAATTCGGCAATCTGCAATATAGAGTCATTATGTATTTTAATTGTGACCAAATTTAATATTGCGGTTATTCCTCCATCGGCAAGCATAAAGTCAACGCCATGATGCGTAGCTTTAAAGGAGTAGTTCCTTATAACTTGTTCGCCTGTAGACGTTTTGGTATCGCTATCAATTAATCCATGCTCCATAAGATAGGCGAGATTAACCACTAATTTTCTATTGTCCTCTTGCGCTAAGCGAGAGTTATTAAAGCGAGGGCGACCAACCATATCGGGGTATGACTCTACAGCCAAGAGTAATATTTCTTTTTGCAATGCGCGGTCAAATATTTCGAATTTCACAATAAATTTCCTTTTTGTGGTCGGTTGGTATTTGCGCCGAGGTTCCTTCTCACAGTATTAATCGGCGCAAAAACAGTACCACAAGAAAACGCGCGCCGGGCGCGATGCAGTACCCCGGCACTTATTCACTTGACGGAGATCACTTTATGGGCCAGCAACTACCTTTTTCAATCGCCGCCAACCAGGTGCTGGCGAAGTACAAATTCAGACGGACTTTCGTTTCCAGCCGTTGGGAGGCCGCCAATGCTTTTGCGGAAGTTGTTTGGGCGGCTAACCAGTTGCTGGATCTGGCCGGTGCCGCCTCATATGTTGGTAGCCAAGACGCTGACCAGATTCGAACTGTTGCAAATTGCTGGCTTAAGGACTGCGTAACGCCGCAGGAATTCCCTGAACATGCAGAGGAACCAACAAATGACCAATAATCAATGCCCGTCACTGGCTGCAATGCTACGGAACGGCCAGCAAATAACACACTGCCGCCACCAGCTCGGCTGGATTGAGACGCCAGACGGTCGCAACTTTCAACCAAAGGCCAGCGAAGTGCAATTTATCAAAGGTTGCCGTACTCCATTTATGACAAAGCCCAGGGCAAAACCCCGTTGGTGGGCGCGTCTGATGGGAATATTTGCGTAGGGGGATATATGGCAAACACCGAAGAGGCCCGCGCGGTACCACTGACATTAAAAGAGCGTCAGCACGGCCTACAGCATACTGCTGAAATTTGGTGCTTATTCTCCAACAAAAAACACCAGGGAATTATTCCGGCACTGATTAATGAAATGGGCGAGACAGACCCAAAAATGAAAGGTGCCATTTACTATCTGGCAGATATTCCAAGGGCCAGACATGGATTAGCGTTTAAGGAGCTGCTACCGCAAGAGCAGAAAAATTTAGTTGATGCACTGAACAGATGGAGGGCATCGACCAGTTTATTACCGGAACGGATCACCTATATAGATTGTGATCCACTACTGGATAATAAAAGTAATTAAATAAACACCTGAATTTAACAGGCGCTTTGTTGCGTCGGGATTTCCATTATCTAAAAACGGGGTAATAAGAATGGCTGTTGCACCGATAAAATTAACGCAAGAGATAAACGATATAGAACTGGCAGCGCATTTTAATAATGCCCGCCTTTCTGAGCGTTTGATGTTGCTTGAAAGGTTAGAAAACAAACTGGCTAAATTAAATAAAGCCAATTTTTCTAAAGAAGATGTATTTAAAGAGTTATCCGGCTGGATGTCAGAAATTAAATCCATTGCAAACTCACCAACTATCAATAAAGAGGTTAAATAATGGCTACTCATATTAATACTACCAATGCAATTAAGGGGCTGACTTGTGCGGCTAGTAGTCTCACTCTCCTTGCTGCGCTCGATGGCATTTATGCAATCGCATTGAGAGCGCACGTCAGAAAGCATTTAGTTGCTGCCGGTCTTGAAATCGAACGCCTTAATAGCGAGGCAATCAAGTTACGAGCGCGTGTTCAACATTTGGAGGGATTCAATTCATCATTCGAACCTAAATGGGATTCTTTAATTTTTGCGATCATGGGTACGGATGCCGGTAAGAATATATGCAAAAACGGCCATGATGAAACAACAGATTTGGCAATCAAGGCAATACATAAAACGGAGTCTGACCGCAAAGAGGCCAACCGGATAGCGCAGGCATTTCAGGAGTCCGCCGGATATTCGCAATCAGTTAAAACCCATCAATTAAAAATTCTGCCTGAATATTTCCAAGCTGTTATTGAGGGAAGAAAAAAAGCTGAATTACGAACTAATGACCGTAATTTTAAAGTTGGGGATTATCTGCTTTTAGCTGAGTGGGACGGTGGAACTGATGAATATTCGGGCCGCAAGATTGTTGTAGAAATATCAGATATTACTCAATGTGATTTCGCCGCTCCGAAATTAGTCATGCTTTCATTTTTTGATCCATGCGATGAAATTCCATTTTAAGGATGAAGCCATGACTATTCCACAACGTCACGGACAACCCTGGTCACAGGATGAGGTGGCTTACTTACGTGAAGCGGTAACAACAACACGATATCAAGATATTGCCGATCATCTGGGCCGTACATTAACGGCAATACGGGTAAGAGCATTCTTTGAAGGTGTAAACCCGTCAGGCATTGGCGAATGTAATCGAAACGCCAAACACAGCGATCATGACGTGGAGTTATGCCGTGCACTTTACGAGGATGGTGTAAAACCGAGATTTATCGCGGAAAAAATGGAAATGCCGGTCAGTGCTGTATACGGGATTGTGTATTACCGGACGCGCCGAACCCCCACACCCGGCGGCTCATTCCAACCATGACCGCCAAGCGCAGTCGATTTCAACCCCCTACACCCTACCCCGGAAACGATGAGGCGTTTACCGGGGGTTTCTCTTTGGATAANGGGGTTTACTCTTGGAATAATAAACCCCAAATCGCTATAAACCCGTTCTTGGATATCGTCCCGGCACAACGTACCCCGCTGGCTGTCATGATGGCTGCTTATCAGATTGACCAACAGGCGGCATTTGAGGCATCACTCACCGAAGAAGAATTAAAAGCCCGCGAACGGCGTCAATGGCAAATGGACGACCGGGAAGATCATGAGCTTTTCCTTGATATTCATCTTGCCCGACTGGCGCAGTCACATAAGTTACAGCGCCATTGCCCTGCTGTTGAGGTGCAAGCCAACTTAAGCAGCCAACCAAAGTTTATCCGCAAGCCATTACAGCAACGGATTGATTACCTACGCCGCGAATCTGGCGATGAACGGGCCAATGCCTTTTTAACTGAAATTGTTGAAAGCGCATTGTCACGCCTGGAAGCCATGAGAAAGAAACAGCAAACCGTCGCCTATCAACATATTGCTAGCCGGGAACGGCTGGACGATTTATTGCGACTGCCAGAATTGAACCAAAAAGAAGTGAAAACCCTGGCGACAATGGTTGCCGCGCATATGGATATGCTCTTTGACGATCAGGCCACGAAAGTGCTCACTGACGAAACCACCCCCGATGAAATATTACAAATCTATCAGGTCGTCGCCAATGAAGCCGCCCGACTTTGTATCACGCCACCTTATTGGTATGCGTTGAATGAATGTCTGCGCCGGCGTGGGGAAGTACCTTATCATTTACTCCCCGGAGCACTGGCGCGGCTGCGATGTGCCGAATGGTGGTACAGAAAGTTATGGCGCTTACGGAGTGAATGGCGGGAGGAACAATTACGCGCGGTTTTATTAGTGCATAAACACGCCTCCGCTTATATCAGCTACGACGCCCTGACGCACAAACGTGAACAGTACCGCCGAATGCTGGATTTTATCCGTTCACATGAGTTTGTGAATGACGAGGGTGTCACGCTGGATATGGAAACGGTGGTTAATGCCAGCGCCAGTAATCCGCGTATGCGCCGCAATGAAATGATGACCACCATGAAAGGGCTGGAAAATCTGGCTGAAATGCGATCTGATTGTGCTGTTTTCTACACAATTACCTGTCCGTCTCAATATCACGCCACCCTTGCCAATGGGAAACCAAACCCCAAATGGACAACCAAGACGGTAAGAGAAAGCAGTGATTATCTGGTTGATCTCTTTTCCGGTATCCGTAAGAAGATGCATCGCATGGGTTTACGCTGGTATGGGATGCGTGTTGCCGAAGCCCATCATGATGGCACCGTACACTGGCACTTAATGTGCTTTATGCGCAAAAAACATCGCACATCCATCACAAAGATAATGCGTGATTTTGCGATCAGGAAAGACCGCGCTGAGCTGGGTGATGATATCAAACCTCGCTTTACTGCCGAGTTGATAACAAAACGAAAAGGCTCGCCGACCAGCTACATAGCCAAATATATCAGCAAGAACGTTGATGGCCGGCAAATGAAAACGGTGATCGACAAGGCAACCGGCAAGCCGTTGCTAAGTAAAGAGACTGGTAAACCGTTGGGCGATATGGTCGAAAATGCGGTTGCCTGGGCGAGTTTGCACCGGGTGAGACAGTTCCAGTTCTTTGGCATTCCTTCCCGCCAGGCTTACCGCGAATTACGGCTGTTAGCCGGCCAGCTACAACGCAAGTTAAAACCCAAAAAGGGCGCACAACTTCTACCCGATAAAAAAATGGATGATGTGCTAGCGGCGGCTGATGCGGGTTGTTTTGCTACCTATATCTACCATCAGGGCGGCGTCCTTATCCCGCGCAAGTACCACACCGTGCGCACCGCTTATGCAGTAGCAGACGTGGCGAATGATTACGGCGAACACGGTACACAAATTTATGGAGTCTGGTCACCACGCCTGGGCGCTGAATCACGCGTATGCACCCATAGCGATAATTGGAAGATGGTCGCCAAGCCTACCGAGAACCAACCTAAGACCGACCGCAGCGCAGGCGCGGGTTTTGACGTTGGCCCTAATGCCCTTTCGCCCTCCCTTGGACTCGTGGCAATAACTGTCCCCACCTCCGAAAACGGGCGTAAAAAACGAACAACGCCACCGCCAGATTTTAATAATTTTGACAGTTTCACCTACACCCAGCGGCGAGAACTGCGCAACCGACTACGGGAAGAAGCTAAAAAACCACCGAAAAAAATTGAGGCGCAGCCTATCAGCGCCTCAATGGTGGAAATGTGCCAAAAAATCGACAAAGCTGCACAGCGTAGCGGCTGGATATTGGAACCTTGGGAAATCAGCGTCTTAGCCAGAGGCGGTAATCTGGTATTCCCCAACAATATGACCACCCGACTTGACCAGGAACGCTGGCAGCAAGGGGAAGTGAAGTTAATTAAGTCGTTTGATGTGCATCAAGCGAAAGCATGACCTCAATCCGACAGTTGTCTTTGTGTCAGAGGTGGGCGCTTTACTGATCTAGTTCATATTTAATAATTCAGCTTATTTGTTTTCAAAAAGTAGATAAATCATTTGTCTTTGAATAGTTAAATAATTGTAGGTGATACAAAAATTCGGTGTATACATCTCTGCTACCAGTTGTCGCCGAAATAAACATCTTTAAGTACTTGAAAAATTCGTCTGCATTATCTGATTTATCTAGTACCATCAGAATTTGCGGTATACTCATGAAAAGAGAATTATGAAATGGCATTCTGTCCGGTTCTAATTCGCCATTTTCCAATGCGAGTTTTTTTAGCTCCTCGGAATATATTCTCCAATTCTTCAATTTTTCATCTGCCGTACTGTCATGGCTGCTGATATTATTTCTAACGGCAGTGGCTAGAATTTTTTGCAGTATTATTTTATCCTGCAAAGCCCCAAAGTCAGGGAGACTGACTGAAATCCGTAGGACTCGCCTACCATTTAGGTTGATAGATCGTTTAACTCCGTCATAAACCAGATGTAAAGATTCACAATTTTTAAGAACGTTTTCTATACGCATCGCTTGACAATGTGATGCAAGAACACTATCTGCAAGATCTTTCAGTATGTTACCTTCATCCCCGGATTGGGCTTGGCGAGTTAACCCCTTTTTCTTCATCTCAAAAATATATATTTCATCATTTGTCTCACATAATAAATCGACTTCAAGATCAACATCACCATCTACGCGTTCACCATGTGCTATTTTTATACCTTTCTTAACGAACTCACTTCGAAGAAAGTTTTCTATGGCATAACCTAATTTACTATCAATATTATTTTTCCATATACCATTAGGGTAGGATATGAAATGACAAACTGTATTAAGACAAGCTAATGATGCGATACTTTTTGGATATGTTTTATATTTCCCTGCCATTTTCATAACAGGCTTAAAAAAATAGTCAATATCAGTGCTTGCTGGAGGAAACCGTAAGTCAGAATTAATTTTTCCACAAGGAAAACTCAGAAATTTATCAAAAATAATTTTCACTTTAAATTCAGGTGTTTTTGCTTTTTTAGATATTTCTTTAAAGTTGATCATGCAAGGTTTTTTATTTGATGTGAAAGAAATTAATGCTAGTACAACGCGGGTTAACTCTTTCAACTTTATACCACATGAGATATGGGTTGGTTCACAAAACTCTGATTGTAAATGCTTAATTAATGATACCGCATGACTGGATGCTATCTGTGTAATACCGACAAGATTATCATATAACACATTTTCTTGTAAAAAACGTATAAGTGCGCTATCTCTCAGGTGTATTGCCTCCCATTGACTATAAGGCTGTATTTCATAAACGACAATGATATCAGAAATTAAGCATAATAATTTGTCAAATAATTGTGGGCTATTTGTACCATGACCACCTGCGTATTTTGATGCAATAGCTATAAGGTACCCGAAAGGAATTGCGGGGTTGATGTATTCAACTCCCATGGAAACGTGCCGGTACTCCATAAAACGGCCAGTTATAGGATTATACGTATGACCTAGCTTTTCGAATATAATATTTAATAGAGCGTCTCCACCATACTCATGAGCAATTCTTTCTATTTCACCATTTATAAATTCGAAACTGTTTTCAGATATGAAAAATTTGAAATCCTTTTCAAGGAAATCAACCCCTAAGATTCCAAGCCGAATATATGAATGTGCAAAGTTGTGAAATTTGTTTTCATTGTAATCTGCTAATCCACTATCGAAATAAAAAAGCTCTTTTTTATTCTCAATTATGAGGCTGATTAACTCTTCCCAGTTAGTTATAGTTGGAGTTGGGGCTGTATTGTCTAACTCTATTCTGACTGCTTCATTGATAGATTCTAATACAGGTTTATACTTTAAATAATTAAAATTACGCTCATGATGAAGGATTATAATTTTTTGCATTAGATACTTGGTTATTGTGAGTACCTGTTTACGGTCACTTATCAGTAATCTCGCTTTTTTGTATACTTCTTCATATCCACCAACATCATTATGCTCAACACTTTCAGAAGTGTTAAAAATTTTATTACAGGTATCAATAAAAGTTTCCACGTTCATTTTTTATTCACACTTTGTTTATAATAATGGGAAGTACCACTGTAGTTTCACTAACTGTAGCAGTTTTTTTTATAATCTCGTAATTTATAATTGTTTAAAAATTGTACTGAGATACATTGATTTCAGAATTGATCCAATTACAGTGTTTTTATAACAATCCGCTCTCACTTTTAACCAACCATCAGATTTAATCGTGCCCCACAGCAGAATACCGTCAGGCCAAGTCACTGCTAATACAACAAAACAAAAACCCCCCCCCC